ATGGAAAAACTTGCTTACGATAATCTATCTAAGCAATTTGAAGCAAGGCTTGCAGAAGAACTTTCAGTTAAGAAAGCAGCAGCAGAATCAGCAGCATACGATGCTAGAACAGATGTAGCAGCACTAAAAGAAGAGTTTGCTCTACTAAGAAAATCTCTATCAGAGAAAGACGAAACAATTCGAAAGAATGCAGAGGTGTCAATGGCACTACCTGAAGGAATACCAACAAGCATAGAAGCAGCAGCGAACATGTCTTGGGAAGATGTACATTCTTTTGTGAGAGGAATGAATTAAAGGAGTTGAAAAAATGACAGGATATATTAAGACAATGAAAGATTTAGAAGCAGCAACATACGGATATGGTGGAGTAGGTAGCGGTAACGCTTTACTCAAAGCCGGTGGAGTAGTGGGTGGATTCGGTACACCTCACGACACTAGTTCTAATGCATTTACAGGTGCAGCAGGTCTAGGTGACTTATACAATGTATTGTACGGACAGAAAGTTTGGTCAGTACTAAACCAAGAAGTAAACCCTCTAGCAATGCTTGCTAAGAGACCTTACACATCTAGCGGTTGGAGAGTTTTGAAATCACGACCTATTGGTGGTAGTGATGCAGCATTCGGTACTGGTACTAATGCAGTTACCGCTAGTATTTCTTCGGCAGATGCAGCAACTCCTAGAGCAGACCAAATTGGTGGTGTAGGAGAAAACGCAACATTGGGTGGCGCAGATGGATTTAGAGCAATCGCTCCTGAATACACTAAACTATACGTTAGCCCTAAGACTATTGCACATCTATTCGAGTTCTCAGAACTAGGAATGGAACTTGCAGCAATTGATGATGGTGTTGGTGATATTCGTGCTATCGTTAGAGAAGACATGGGTAAATTACACGCTGAAGTTCAGAGCAAAATGCTAGTTATGCCTCTAGAGAAATACTCAGAGAACGGTACTACTGGAATTGAGAAGAACTACACATCTTTAATGAAGATTGTATCTTCTGCTGCTGAAATGGCTGCAATGGCTGATGATGACGTATTCTACCACAACCAAACAAATAACGGTACAGCAGCACAACTTGCTGATGCTACTACTATCTTTGGTTCAACTAGAACTGTTACTGTTGATACATCAGGCGGAAGTGGAGCATACACCTACACTGGTGTTGCTTCTTTCTTAGATGCAGAAGTTGATTTCGGAGCAAACTATACATCCGGTGGATGCCGTGTTCTAACACTAAGCATTCTTAATGATATGATTAGAAGAATCCGTACTAACGGTGGAAACCCTAAAGTTATCATTACTGGATATGATACTATTCAGAAAATCTCTGATTTACTACAATCACAAGAGAGATTCATGGATAGAAAAGAAATCGTACCTTCACACAACGGTGTTCGTGGTGTAAAGGGTCAAGAAGTTGGTTTCCGTGTGGCAACCTACTACGATATACCAATTATCCCTGCTAAAGATATGCCTTCTACTGGTAAATCTACAAGCAACAGGATTAGTGATATATTAATTCTTGATACAGACCACTTGTGGTTGTCTGTAATGAAACCTACACAATACTTCGAAGATGGTATTACTAGTGGAAACCCATTCGGTGTTGGTAAACTTGGAAATCAAGGAATGTACCGCACTATGGGAGAAACATGCTGTTCCTTCTTCAAGGGTCAAGGTAAAATTACCAACCTAAAGAGTGCTTAAGGTACTTAATAGAAAGTGAAAACGTAAAGTAGTAGTCTCTACTCCGAAGTATCGGGGTAGGGATTACTACCCTATAAAAAAAGGTTGATAATATGGCATTAGTTAGATTGAAAACACATAGAGTTGAAGGCGCACTAGAAATAAAAGGGGCGGGAGATACAGTATATTCTATTACTGCAAATACCCCTTGCGAAATACCTGCTAGAATAGCAGCACTATATTTAGGAGATGACGCAATCCTAGTAGATTTTACTGAGGATGATAAGAAAGATATCGCTGCATTACCTGAAAATAGAGTAAAGGCTATTCGCAGACATTTAGGAGTAGAAGGCGATATCGTTAATATTTTATATCCTAAAAAGGCAAAAACTCCTGTAAAGAAAAAGGTTGAAGCCGTTGTGGAAAAAGCAGTAGAAACCGTAACTGAAACCGTATCAACAAAAGAAGAAAAGACAGTAGAAGAAAAGAAACCTGCTGCAAAGAAAACACCCGCTAAAAAAACACCTGCAAAGAAAACACCTGCAAAGAAAACTACAACTAAGAAGGATGTGGAATGATGGTAGGCGGAGTAGCGGGTAGTCCAGTTAGAACCGCTAGTGCAGTTTTGAATATAGGTAAATGTAAATTGAATAGTGTTCATTTTACTTCTACTGGAACTGCTACATTAAAAATATACGACCATGACAGTACTACTGTTGGTTCTGCTGATGAAGTTGCTAGATTGATATTAACTGCAAATACTACTACTGAATTTGACATGCATGGTAGAGCAATGGGTACTGGTATTACAGCAGTATTAAGTGGGAGTGGTGGGGCATACTCCTGTACATGGAGTTGAAACAATGCCTAGTATTGATACAGATACAAGACTAGTAATGACTATACTTTTCGTTGGTGCTATAAGTGGTACTAACATTTATTTTTACACTATATATGGAGTTGACTTTCCATACACAGGATTATCTCATGCTGTACTATTCGGAATAAGTACAGTAGGTGGGATAATGTTATTGAAAGCATTATTCGATTTAATGTTAAATGACGTTATTGAAGATTTTCTACTTCAGAGAAAGATAGATGCCTATTGGAATAGAAAAGCAAGAGATGAAGAAAATCGTAAGAGAGTAAGAGAATCTCTTAGAACATTTAATCAAACATTCGGGCAACCTTTCTATGGTGATTCTAACTTACCACCTATTCAACAACAAGGACAACAACAATATGATAGCAATACAATTAGCCCAACATTTTTAACAGGCTTCAATGAGTAGGTGATTATATGGTAGGAGAAATCCTAATGGGGTTCGATGAATCCACACTAGCCTATGATTTACAAAGAGCGCATTCTGCCGATATTTGGTTTTTAAGAGCAAGATTTTTTCTTTGGGGTGCTATTGCTTGCGGTGTTAGTTTCCTAGTCGGACATGCAATATCTTTATTTGGATATAATTTATTTACTGCTACATGGAATGGAATGGTTAATTTATGGCATCATTTATGGTGATACATAATGTCAGTAATGGCGGGCTTCGCTATTCTACTAGTCGAAGGAATGAATAAAGTTTACCAAAGATTACATGCTATACCATTTGGTGTATATGGTGCAAGTAAGGCAGGTAAAACTACATTACATCATCAATTAAGAACTAGAGGTGAAGTTCCATCTATTACAGATAGAACAGTAGGATTACAAAGAGCCTCTAGAAAATATGTAAAATTAGATGGTGATGCTCATACTGTTAAAACAGCAGATGTAGGTGGTGAAACTGTATTTTGGCAAGAATGGGTAGAAGATATGAGAACTAGAAAAGTAAAATATATTATTTTTATGTTAGATGATAGACATATGGATAAGCACTACGATATAGAACAACAATTGTGTTGGACTTTTTTAGTAGATACTATTTGTAGTCCTTATTGGAATATAAAGGGTAAAAGAAGAAAAAAGAAATTACATGACTATCCTGTTGCTGTTGGTTTGTGGGCGAATAAACATGATTTATGGAAAGATAAATATGATTATGAAACAATAGAAAAACATCCAATATTTGAGTCTTTTAGAAATGGAATGCAGAAGTTAAATGATAAAGGAATACCCTGCTATAAGTACATTGTAAGTGCTAAATCTGATTCGGAAATGGTATATAGAGGAATCCTAACAATGATAAAGGACTACTAAGGGTGAAATACCACATGACAATGAATTATAACCCGCCTAATTTAATTGGCGCACAATCAGCACATGTGGGAACTAACCCATTTTTAGATAGATTTTCTGCTGCAAGAGCAGCAGGTTCAGTTATACAATACGAGTATAAAAATCTAAAACCGAAGAAACAACTGAAAGAAATAACTAAGGTTTTAATGCCTGAAAAAAAGAAATTTTTGAAAATACCATATCGGTTCAAATATAATTTAAAAGATAGATGTGTAGTATGCGGTACACAAAAAGTTTGGGAAGCAGGTGATGCTAGAAGGCCACCTTTACCTTTACATAAAGTAAGAAAAGGTTATCCAATGAGAGGAACATATTGTGAAAAACACGCAGCAATTCATAGACAATATGAAATGTTAGAACAACAAATATTAGCAGAAGAACATGGACTTTCATTTAGTGCTTACATTCCTTCTGCTAAAAGTTTGAATCCTGTTAACTTAGTAACATCATCCCCGCTAACTACATTAAAACAAGCAGATATACAATCTTTATCTGCTATGGGTTGGGTAGTTAAACCTCCTAGTAATGGAATGGAAACTAAAGAAGAAGAATTATTTAGATTAATAATTGAAAGCAATGGAATTAATGAAAGAGTCAAAACTCTATTAACCGAAGGTGCTAACGTGGTTAATGTCGAAACAGGGGGGGAGTGATTAATGGGATTGTTCGGAACAAGTAATAGTAACCTTGCTACTCAAATAGGAGCGCAACAACAAACTAATTTTAAAGCAATGAATAACCTTCTAACTTTACAAGAAAATCATGTAGAAGATTTCTTTCAATATCATGGTGAGGCATTTTTAGGAGCATTAGAAAAACTAATTGAAGATACGGTTACAAGAACTGTTAGTCAGATGTTAGTTAAATTAGAATTTAGTCAAAGTTCTAGTGGTAATCTTACTATTACTCCTGATGCACTAAGCGACTTTACAAATATTACACAAGAAAATATTGATTTAGATTTACAAAATCTATTGGCTACTGCTATCAATAGTGAAGTTGTAATGCAAAGAAGAATGGCAAAACAACAATATCTTGAAGCACAGGGTTTTAGTTCTCCTTCTGCACCACAGCCACAAACTAATACTATGGGTGCTATGAATCCACAGGGATTAAACCCAAGTCAAATACAAGGTGGAAACATGGCAGTAGGTATGAATAATACTCTAATGCAACAACAGATGGCTATGAATAATGGTAGTGGTTATCCTATTCCTCCAAGTGGTTATGACAACATGAATAATCCTTATTGGATTGACCCACAAACAGGTCAACCAACATATACTCCACCTCAAAGTGGTCTAGGTCTAGCGCAAGGATTGGGTAAAGCAGTTGCATGGGCTAAATGGCTTGCTTAAGGTGGTTT